GTATACGCCTGAGATGGTGGCTTATTGTAAACAAGACGTTATCGTTAATGAACAGGTGTACCAACGATTGCTTTGCGAGCTTGATAATTTTGGAAGCGAGAGCATTGTACTCGAGCATCAAGTGCAAGCAATCATACAGAAACAAATAAGGAACGGCTGGCTATTGGATGTCCCAAAGGCTAGAGATTTAGTAGCACAACTTAAAGAGAAATCATATGAACTTGAAGAAACTGTCCAACAAGTGTTTTTACCTCTACCTACGTACATTAAGGAGATTATTCCCAAGCTTAAGAAAGACGGCTCGACAAGCATCGTCGGACTCAAGTTCCTCGGCGACAGATGGGAGCAAGTAGGTGGCCCTTTTAGTCGCATTGACTGGCCTGTTTTTAATTTGGGTAGCAGACAGCAAATAGGACGCTACCTAGTCCACTTTGGTTGGGTGCCTAAGGTGTTCACTGAGACTGGACATGCTATAGTATCTGAGGAAGTACTGACGAATGTCAAAGGCATACCTGAGGCTGCGCTTATTGCATCATACCTATTGGTTGGCAAGCGTATTGCTCAGGTACGTAGTTGGCTTGACTCAGCTGATGAAGCTACAGAGCGTGTACACGGATATGTCAACACTAATGGCGCAGTAACTGGACGTATGACACACAGTAAGCCTAACTTAGCACAGGTGCCTAGCTCTAGTAGCTTATACGGGCCTGAATGCAGAGGATGCTGGGTAGTTGCTAAAGGTTACAAGTTAGTTGGGATCGACGCTTCTGGCCTCGAATTACGAATGCTTGCACACTACATGAATGACGCTAAGTACACCAATGAGATACTTAGTGGTGATATTCATACTGCTAATATGCTAGCGGCAGGATTGACAGATCGCAACCAAGCAAAAACTTTCATATACGCTTATTTGTATGGTGCAGGTGACGAGAAGATAGGTTCCATAGTAGGTGGTGGTAGATCAGCAGGTAAGAAGCTTAAGGCTAGCTTCCTCAAGGCTACACCAGCACTAGCGGAACTTAAGGATAACGTGGCTAACTCAGCTACTAAAGGCTACGTGACTGGCTTAGATAAACGCAAGGTGTTCATCAGGTCGGAACACGCAGCACTTAACTCACTTCTGCAGTCAGCTGGTGCAATAATTATGAAACAAGCCTTGATTATTTTGGATAAGTATGCTACACTATACCGTATGGATTATAAGTTCGTAGGTAATGTACACGATGAATTTCAAGTAGAGGTTATAGAGAGCCAAGCGGAGAGGTTTGGTCAGTTAGCAGCCAGCTGTATTGAGGCTGCAGGGTTGCACTTCAAGCTTAGGTGTCCCTTAGCTGGAGACTATAAGGTAGGAGCTAACTGGGCTGAGACTCACTAAGGATAATTATGGATACTAAGATATGTCAAACATGTAACACAGAGAAGAATCTAAGGGAGTTTAGTCTAAAAAAAGCAGCTAAGGATGGTGTACAGACGCACTGTAAGATCTGCATTCATGACACGTACACTGCAAATGCTAGGGAGCTATTTGAATACAAGGGAGGTAAGTGTGCACATTGTGGCTTAAGAGACTTAGATCGTCCTGAGATATACGACTATCACCACACAGACCCCTCAACTAAACTCTATAATGTTGCTTCAATGTTAGGCTATGTTACAGAGAAACTCCACGCAGAAGCAGACAAGTGTATACTGCTGTGTGTTAACTGTCACAGAAGTGAACACGAAAGATTAAGGAAGGAGCTAAAGACTAATGAACAAAAAGAAGAACAACAACCACCAGAGCAACCAACACAGCATGGGCAGACCTTTCAGTATATGCTTTGTTGATGCTGATAGTATAATCTATCGTATAGCCTTGAAGACTGACATAAGCTTAGCTAAGGCCACTGAGTACTACGACAAGGCCATAGAGGACATTGAGTGGGCTACGGTAGCTACAGAGATGAAGGTTGCACTCAAAGGCAAAGGTAACTTTCGCTATGACATAGAGCCTGATTACAAAGGCAACCGCAGCACTAAGCCAGTGGATGAAGCATTAGTAGAGAGACGTAAAGACCTTAACGAATACGCCTATGGCCTTGGTCACTTCCAGTCAGACAACTGTGAGGCAGACGATGTAGTAAGCATATGGGCTCAGGAAGCTTTAGACGCTGGTGAACACTTCGTCATAGCACACATAGATAAAGACATTGACATGGTAGAAGGTTGGCATTACAACTTCACCAAAGAAACTCTTTACTATATAGATGCGGATGAAGGTTGGTACAAGATGTGCCTACAGATGCTTACTGGGGACTCTACGGACAACATACAGGGCTTACGTGGTATAGGCCCTAAGAAAGCTGAGAAGCTACTGGCTGATGTTGCTATGGAGGACATGGTGGCTAAGGTACAAGAGGTATGGAAAGAGCATCATCCTGAAGACTGGGAAGCTAGGTTAGAAGTATGTTGGAATTTGATATACATGCGTCGCAACTGGGACAGTTTTCATCAGCTTACTATAGCGGAGGAGCTTGTCAATGGTAGCTAAGTTCAGATCAGGATTGGAGAGTGCCTTTAGTGAGGCAGTAGGTACTGAGGACTTTGCCTATGAGCCTTACCGTCTACCCTATATCATTAAGAAGAAGTACGTACCAGACTTCATATGTCAACGTACAGGAGCTATGATAGAGTGCAAAGGGTTCTTTAGAGTCGGAGACACACAGAAGTACAAGGCCATACGTGATGAAATTGATAGGCCGCTTATCTTTGTATTCTCTGATTCGCGTAAGCGCCTACGTAAGGGTTCCAAGATGAACCTAGGAGAGTGGTGTGAGAAAGAAGGTTTAGCTCACTTCACTATGAAATCTGTTGATAAGTTACTGGAGCATTTAGCATGTCTAGCACCTTTGAAGAAATAAGAGAGCAAATACTAAATAACTATGATGTGGACTTCTTGTGTGAACTGTTAGGGATTACAAGCGAGTCTCTAGTGGATCGTTATGAGGACATGATCATGAAGAACCTAGCACTATTTGAGGAGGACACTAAAGATGACTAGCCCGCTAGACACACAGGTTGCAGGTGACCATTATAAGAATCAAGGTCTACAGCCCTTTGAGATTACCTTTGCTAACTTTGGCTACATAGGAGTCCAAGCAGCTGTATACACAAAAGTCAACAAGTATTTGACTAGAGAGAAGGGTATACACAGGGAGAACTTAGAGAAAGCTATACACTGCCTGCAGATACAGCTGGAACTACACGACCTACAGCCCGATGAACTATATAGTAGTCGTTTAGAACCAACATTTAGTTCATCGGAACCAATAGACGGGAATAAGTAATGATTATTAAATTATATTCAGCTGGCTATTGCCTAGCCTGTACCGCCCTAAAGAAGCGTTTAGCTAAGCTTGACCTTACCAGTTATGACCTATGTGACATTGATAACTATGATATGAAGACGGAGCTAATGGCACTAGGGCTACGAAGTATACCAGTGCTGGCAGTATACAATGACAATGGTGTCATTATGGATACACTAGTAGGTAATGTGGCTAGTGATGCACATTTAAAGGAGTTCTTTGACGTATGATGATTATTGAGCATATACAGCAGATAATGGACGGTTTTGACTGTGACCTTAACACAGCAATGCAGTTGTATAAGCGTGGTACATTTTGGGAGGATTAGAATGAAAGCAGAATACATAAGCCACATGGGTGATGATCTGACAGTAGTTAACGCGGCTCGTGTATCATTTGACAAAGAGAGTGCCGAGGTAAGCTATAGTGACCAGAAGCTAATTAAGTACCTAGCCAACCACGGACACTGGACACCATTCTCACACCCTCAGATCACAATGAGGTACACTGTGCCTATCTTCGTAGCACGACAGGAGTTCAAGCACATCGTAGGCTTCACTCGTAATGAGGTAAGCCGTAGGTATGTTGATGATAACCCAACCTTCTACATACCAAAGGAATGGCGTAGCCGCCCTGACGGAAGTGTTAAGCAAGGTAGCGGTGAGAGAGTTGAACTACCTTACGCTCTATTAACACAAGCTAGTCACCACTGGGCAGATGAAGCAAAGCATTTGTATAAGACCTTACTAGACCACAATGTAGCACCAGAGCAAGCCCGTATGGTCTTACCTCAGTCAATGTACACCAGCTACTACATCACTGGTTCACTAGCAGCCTACGCTCGTATGGTTAAGCAACGCAGTGATGCACACGCTCAAGTAGAAATACAAGAGTTAGCGGCTATGGTGGACAAGGTGATTAGACCTTTATTCCCCGCAAGTTGGGCGGCATTAGTGGACGTAGATGACACATAAGTGTGTAATTAAGTGTTACTTAAAATGTACATTGTACAGGAGAGAGCATGAGCAGAACAATAAAGAAACCTAAGACAGGGGCTAAATCAGTATCACGTAGCTGTTGTAACCACGGCACATGTGAGTACTGTCTAAGCAATAGAATGCACAAGCATAACAAGAAACTAATACAAGAGAGAGAAGAGAACAATGAAACTGAAGCTAAAGCCTTGCCAGATGGAACAGATTACAGTAACTCACTTAGACCAGATGCATTATGAGCTTAAGTCTGAGTTAGAAGCTAATGACATTGAACCTTATTTAGACTTTGAAGATATGTCTGAGGTGATACGTTCTATCATTGCTATTGAAGTTGTCATGCGAGACTTAATGTTTGAGGATACTTACTATATCTGGAAGCTAGAGAATGGGGTAGAACTATGAGTATCTATGAGGACTACATCCACAAGTCACGTTATGCACGATACCTACCTAATGAGCAACGAAGAGAAAGTTGGCCTGAGACTGTATCACGCTACCTAGACTACTTCAAAGACCGAGGTGCTCTAGACGACAAGACCTACAAAGAGCTGTACAAAGCTATTCATGACAAAGAAGTTATGCCCTCAATGAGAGCCTTGATGACCGCTGGTAAAGCTTTAGACCGAGACCACATTGCTGGTTTCAATTGTAGCTACATGACTATTGACCACCCTAAAG